GCTGTGTTTCTGCTGATCAAACTCTTGAACTGATTAATATCATTAACTGATTGAGATGCCTTAGGGAGATCATTTGGTACTAACTCAATTGTTTTATTGTACCAAACATTCTCATCCTCACTTTTCTCAAATTTTGGAGTGGTCACACTAACCTTTGATTCATTTAGACCATGTTCTGAGAATTTGTATTTTTTATTTTTATTAATAAGCTTAGTTACAAAGTATACAGCCCCAATAAGAGCTAGTACACCTGCAACTTGTTTTTTATATTTTAAATTAAATTTTCTCAGATACCCAGAGTAACCAATCCATTGCACCTTCAATCGGTGCAATTTTATGAGATAGTATACTGTGCTTATTAAATCATTTGTTTTTTGAGCTAACATCTTATAATTTCTAGTGCAAAACCATACTGTAGTAAAGATGCTTAATGTGAAAAATATAATTCTTGTCAACAAACTATAGGTGGTATCCTTATAAAATTCATTTTCGTAATTCTGCAGTTCTACACACTTACATTTATTTTCAACATAATAGCATTTCTTACAAACATTGTTTTGACGTAATACATCAATTGAAGCTCCCATTTGATCTTGTTCTTTTTCATGTTTAATACTCTCTTTACCGAACCAAACTAAAAATTCATCAATATTATTAAATTGGCAAATTTCTCTCAAGATTGCTTGATTATTATCAAGGTGGTTTGCTTCAACTTTTTTCACTACAATGTTCCATAAATCTGGATATTGTCCTACAGTAGTGGTTGGTACTTTACTAGAATCCAACATCTCTCGTGAATCATCTCTTCCATATTCATGTTTAACTGTGAGATTTATAACAAATGGAAATCTGCGTTGCACTGCCAATGGGCAACTAAAATAATGTGGAGCATTAATATCCTCTGAGTTGGTTGTAGCTAAAAATAGATTACAGCGCATGGGTACATTTCCCTTGTCCTACAACTCAGCTTGTGGAGTAACATAAACAACATTATTTCTTAATTTGATCACTTC